TTGTCAAAGCCGTGAGAGAACGGCGTCAGGAGCTGGCCGAAAAATATAATGTTGATTATGGTCGGCACGTGAGGGATTTACAGAGAATCCGTGATGCGGCAATCGAGAACGGAGCTTACTCTGCTGCTGTCCAAGCGGAGTACCGTCGTGGTCAAGCTGCGGATTTGTACGTTTCACGCTCCGAGATCCGTCACGGATCGATAGATTCCATGTCCAAGGCCGATGTAGAAAAAGCCATTTTGGATATCAAACGTCAGTTAGGGGAAGAGCCTAAGATTATTGAAGGTGAGGTGCTTGAGCCAGAAGCCGGAAAGCCAGTTTTGGAGTCAGTTGAAGTCGGGACTCCTGAAAGCTCGTAACGACGTTATTTTGACTCGCATAGAGAATGCCAGCACTCCGGGAATCCCGGATATTTTGTTATGCGATGAAAAAAATAATTTTCATTTAATCGAATTGAAGGTATCCAAGGGCAATGTGGTCAAGTTAAGTCCGCATCAGGTAGCGTTTGCTGTGAAGCATTCGGAGGCAAATGTGTGGGTGCTGGTCAAGAAGCTTGGCAAAACGGCCCGGGATTACACGGTATTCTTGTTCAAGGGTCCCCAGATCTTTGATTTGGTGCGATTTGGGCTAAACAAAACGGAACCTTCTTTAAGTTTATCTGCGCCGATTGACTATGATTCTTTGTATTTGGCATTAGTTTAGGGTCCCCTATGAGCCTCCCTATCGGCACGGAACTTGAAACACAAAAATTGAAGCTTGAACTGCGTTTGAAGCAGTTAGAGCGCGTAGAGACGTGTCACGATGAATTTATACCCTTTGTTAAGAGCATGTGGCCCGAGTTCATTGCAGGGCGGCACCACTATATTATCGCAGAAAAGCTGGAACAAATTGCGCGGGGCGAGATCAAACGGCTAATTATCAACATGCCGCCTCGTCATACCAAGAGCGAATTCGCCAGTTATCTGTTTCCGGCGTGGATGATCGGGAGAAATCCTGCCATGAAAATCATTCAGGCGACACACACCACGGAACTTGCGGTAAATTTCGGACGAAAAGTCAAAAATCTGCTGGAAACCGAGGAATATCAGGAAATTTTCGAGGATTGTGAGCTGTCGGTTGACAGTAAGGCGTCCGGACGCTGGGACACCAAGTCTGGCGGGATGTATTACGCGGTGGGTGTAGGCTCAAACCTAGCGGGTCGTGGTGGTGATTTGATTGTAATTGACGATCCGCACTCGGAACAGACGGCCATGTCGGCCAGCGGCTTTGAAAATGCGTGGGAATGGTACACAGCGGGTCCCAGACAGCGTTTACAGCCGGGGGGATCTATCGTTTTGGTACAAACCCGGTGGTCAGAGAAGGATATGACGGGAAATCTGATCCGGCAAATGACCAAGGATTCGATGGCAGACCAGTGGGAGGTGGTCGAATTACCGGCTATTTTGCCGTCTGGGGAGCCAACTTGGCCTGAATTCTGGAAAAGGGAGGAATTAGAGCAGGTTAAGGCATCAGTGCCCGCGTACCAGTGGAATGCCCAGTACCAACAGGACCCGACAGCAGAAGAACTGTCTATTTTGAAGCGCGAATGGTGGAAAGTATGGGAGAAAGACGAGGTTCCTAACCTGCAGTATGTCATCCAGAGCTACGATACGGCGTTCTCGAAACGCGAAACAGCCGACTTTTCTGCTATTACCACGTGGGGGGTGTTCTATCCCATGGAAATTGGGGGTCAGCCTAACCTGATATTGCTGGATGCACAGAAGGGTCGGTGGGATTTTCCGGAGTTAAAAGAAATTGCGTTGGATCAATATAAGTTCTGGGACCCCGAAACGGTCATAATTGAGGCAAAAGCCTCTGGAATGCCGCTCACGCATGAATTGCAAAATATGGGGATACCTGTGGTAAACTTTACGCCTAGCAGAGGAAACGATAAACTGTCAAGAGTGCATTCGATTTCTCCGCTATTTGAAGCGGGTATGATCTGGGCACCGGAGGAACGGTGGGCTGAAGATGTCATTGAAGAATGTGCAGCTTTTCCCAACGGCACCCACGACGACTTGGTAGACAGCTTGACACAGGCCCTGATGCGTTATCGTCAGGGTAATTTTGTACAAATTCCCACGGACGACTGGGAAGAAGGCGAGGGTAGTATGAACATAGCGGCAAGCGCGTATTATGGCTGAACCAAAACTTACCTTTGCGGAATTGCTGGCGCAATACGAAGAATCACGTCCCAAGACTCTTGACGAACGGTTCACGCAACCCGTGCCACCAGAAGCGGGTCCGTTTCAACAAATCATCCCAGAAGAAGAAACTTACCGTGACATGGCCGAAAGGACTTTGGCTGGTGCTTTAGGAGATGACAGAGAAGCGTACCGTCGAGCTGGAACCTTGCTTAGAACAGCCGACGAAATCCCTGTTCTTGGTGATGTAACCGCTGCTACAGACGTATTACAAGCGTTAAAAGACCGTGATATAGCCGGTTTAGGCATTGCTGGGCTAGGGTTTATTCCCGGTATGGCAGGTATGGCTCGTAAAATAAGAGGATCTGGAAACGAGCAAATGGAGCTGCCTTTTGAAACACGAGCCTCGGACCAGTTGCCTTTCACAACTTCCACGTCAATAGAACAGCCGCCGAACGGTATTGGTGAGCCTATACTAGGCCGTCAAGAACGATTAGAAAACCTCCGAGAGGAACGACGCCAGTTTAGAGAAACCGTGCTTCGTGATGCAAAAGAAAAAGAGCAAGGCGCACAAGAAAAATTAATGGAAGACCAAGGTCAGTTTACAAAAAAAACAGACATTATTCCGTACAACAAAAAGATTAAGGAAACACAGGCCGCAGTCAAAGAAGCCGAACAAAAAGAAAGAGAATTGACCATTAAATTACGGGACGAGTTGCCCGACGACATTATCGCAAGGGATTCAAAAGGAAACCCCCTGAGTGAAAATGAATTTCGACAAGCAAACGTCATGGGGTTTCACGGTGCGTCAGAGTCCGAAATAAGAAGAAGTATTGACGAGGGGGGTTTGTACCAAGAGTCTTTTGACCCTGCTTTTTATTTTACCGACGCTCCTGCTCCTGCTAGAAGTTATGGCACGGATGTTTTACCTGCCAGAATTGACACTCGTGAATTCGCTGTTGTGGATATGGGCCAGACTGGCTACGCAGGTGCTGGAATTGATTCTCAAGGTAATAAAATTCTTGGAAATTACCCAAACATAATTTCAATTGAATCTCCTGTAGAAATCACGGTTTTTGGGCAAACCGGAAAAAACATAGAAGTCTCCTTAGACGTTTTAGATCAAAACACAGACGATTTGGTTTTTGAACTAAGTGATCAGGTTCCCGGCATTATTTTTAACGATTTTGCTGATTTAGATCCTATGGGTTTTAAACCGTCGCCTTTTTTGAAAAACGCGCCTCTCGGTACGCAAAGACGGGGTTCGTATGAAGCACAGATGAAAAGTTACCAAGACTTTGAAGACAAGCTGCCGTACCAACAAGTTGTGGTTGTCTTGGACAAATCGAAACAACGGTTGGCTAAGGGAAATCCTAGAACGTTGTTCGACAAAATAAAAAAATCCGAAGTAATAGGAATGGAGCCTGAAAGCGGTTTTAATCAAGGTGGGCAAGTACAGAAGTTTGCAAATGGTGGTATGGTAAACAGTATGAACAGATTCCCTCAAGCAGGACCCTTGGCCCGTCAGCCTTTTTCACGTGAAACAATGGCTCCTATGGGTTATGACAACGGAGGTGGTGTTACTGTTCCTATGCCAACTCCTCGTGCAGGATTAGAACAACCCCTTGATGAACGGTTCACGCAACCCGGTCCATACGACATGGGACCTTTGCAACAAATCATTCCAGAAGAAGAAACTTATCGAGATATGGTAGAAAGAAGTCTTGCTGGGGCTTTAGGTGATGATCGGCAAGCGTACCGTCGAGCGGGTAAGTTATTAGACGCGGCAGACCAAATTCCTGTTTTAGGAGACGCTACGGCAGCGGCGGATGTCCTGCAAGCCGTTAAAGATGTAGATCCTGTGGGTATTGGTATAGCTTCATTAGGAGTAATTCCCGGCGTAAAAAACATACGGGGCCTTTTTAAAAATAAGAAGTTTGATCAAACAACTCCGATTTTAGGAGGCAATAGGGAAGAACGTTTTAACCGAGCTGCTGAAATGGGGTTTGATGTAACAAGGCCCGTTTATCACGGCACTAACGTAAATTTCGACAGGTTTGATCAAAAACAACGAGGGACGTACACCGGGGCTAAAGACTCAAAATTAGGGTTTTTCTTTACAGACAATCCAAAAATGGCCTCAACTTATGTTGAAACTGATTTAGAACCCTACGCTACTACAAAAAACTTTTTGATTAAGGCGGCAGAAAAAGTCACAAAAGGGTTTTATGGGAAATTCAACGATACGTTACTGAAAACGTTAGGGCAGCAACCCCTAACCCCTGAAGCTCCTCAAGTCCTTCCTCTTTTTTTAAGAAGAGGTAAAGAAAAAGTAATTTCACGAATTCCTGATTCACAACAGAACGAGTATAAAGAAGAGTTTTTTACCCAAGAACTTAAAAAGGCACAGGAAGAGGGTTACGACAGTGTTACTTTTAAAGACATAGACGATGTTTTATGGCGAAAAGGACAAGAGAAGCCGGAACAATTAACGGGTGATGTAACTATTGTTTTTGATCCGGCAAATGTTCGATCTGTTAATGCAGATTTTAATCCAGATTTTAAAGATTCTGCGGAGCTGTTAAAAGCACAAGGTGGAGAAGTCCAAAGCTTTCAAACAGGCGGTACTGTTTTTGGTGTTCCTGATTTTACTGGGCGATTATATACCCAAAATGAAGAAGAGGACGTCACCGCTGCCGAAAACCTAGCAGCCACGACCCAAGAAACAACAATGCCTGCGGGATTAAACCGTCTTCAACAAGAACTAGTAGCCTCCGGCGATCTTCAGCTAGAAGATCTGGGTTATCCAAAAAACACGGTTAAGGGTACAGACCCCACGGTTACTTCTGTATTTCAGACTACGACCCCGGCAGAAGATTTAATTGACGCCACTACCGAAACCACGACTGAACCAGTAACCGAAACCACGACTGAACCGGTAATTACTACAACAACTGAGCCAGTAACCGAAACAACTACGACAACTGAGCCAGTAACCGAAACTACAACAGAACCAGTAATTGCTACGACGGAGCCGGTAATTGCTACGACGGAGCCGGTAGTCACGGAACCTCTTACCCCGTGGCCCACGACGACAGATACCACGACTGAGCCGGTGATTGAAACGACAACTGAGCCGGTAATTACAACTACGACAGAACCCGTGGTAGACACGTCTCCACTAGTAGTCACTGAACCGTTGGCCTCGGAAGAATTAGCGACCACTACGGAGGGAGAGCCTATTTCTTTGGTGCCTTCTCCAACAGCAGAAGATGTACCGATGTTCACAGTTCAAGACCAGCCTGACGCACCGGATGAGCAGCCTTTTGTACCGATAACCGGGGTTTCTCCAGATCTTTCTGTTAACCAGTATCTGGATACCACGTACCAGACTGGATATCCCACGACTCAGGGCATGGAGATTAAAGAGTCTTTGATCCCGGGTCAGGAGTATTCAGCCGAGCGTCTTGCGGCAGGTGAGATGATTGACGTGATTAAGCCGGATCTAGGGTCGGGCGCAGAGCTTCCTAGCGTTGATTTTTCAAACATAGGTTTTGGAACGCCAGAAGAAGAAGTAGAAACCGAGCTGTATGAAAAGCCTGAGTTTATTTCGACAGACCCGACCACAGGCCAAGACCCTGACTTTGCTTCGGGTCCCACCCCTCAAGATTTTCTTGCTGACTCACGAACAGGTGATCCAATTAATTGGAAAACGGTTGGTGAGGGCACAATGGATTTTCTTACGAACCCCTTACGCGGTTTAGAAGGACTTGCGAGTAACGTAGCAGATCGAATTTGGTCAAACAGACCAGAATTCTTTTTATCAACACACGTTAAAAACGCGGACGGTACTTTAAAGTTAGACACTAACGGCAAGCCCATAAGAAGAAATGGAATGGGCACGTTGATTAATCGTGTTCTGGATAAAATCTATGAAGAGCGTCCTAATATCTTGTTTAAAGAATACATAAACGAGGGCGAAGAATTAGAAGGTGAGGTCTACGGTACGTTACGAGATAAAACTAAACCCACGGAAGAAGTTTCTGATAAAACAGAAGCTGGCCAACAGACCTTTTTAGATAGACTTTGGAGTGGTCTTGGTGAAGGGTTGAACATGATGAACCCTTTTAAATACCTACAAGGCGGAGACCAGCAGTTTGTAGGGGAACAGCCTATGTTTCCAACCACGACGCCCGTTACACTAACGGACGTGACTTTTGATGAAGAAGGTAACCCTGTTTTTACTAATAAGAGGTTTCTTGGTGAAATACAGGGCACTAATTTGTCAGCAGCACAACGTCGTCAGTTTTATGACTTTTATACCAATCTATCAGATTATGATCGCGCTGTTGCAGACCGGGCAAGATCGCCTGAATACAAAGCTTTATATGACAGTATGAATTTTGATGCGGAAGGCAACGCTACCGCAGAAACCCCTTATGATGCTCAACTTCAATTGCTTAACTTCGTAGACCCAGAAGGAACGTCTACGATCCCCTCTGTAGTAACTGCTCGTAACGAAGAAAAACGAATAGCTACAATGAAAACTAATATGGCTGAAAATGGTTATACCGAGGAACAAGTTTACGAGCTAGGTCAAAAAGCCTTGCAGGGTGATGTAGCCGCTATGCAAGATTTAATGGCTTTGCAGGGTCGTAGCCAAGATTTTATTGACACTTATATTAGAAGCTTTGAAAGAGCGCAGCAGGGCGGAAGAGCAAGAGAAGCTTACGAAATGGCCAGCGGTGGCGCAAATCGTTGGGGCACTGCAAGAATGGGGTCTATTCAAGAACGAGGTTCTGGGTTTTCTTCGGGAAGTTATCACGTAGGTAGTGGGGGACAAGGGGTACAGTATTCTGCTGTTCCAAACGAACCTGATGCAGCCACAAGAGGCGGTTGGCGAGGAACACAAAGCATTGTTGCGGGCACAGGCCGACTACCAGCCGCTGGCGGAAGCTGGGGCGGACTTAATCCGTTTTTTGAAGTTCCGCAACCCGGCGATCCCATGTATGCGGATTATTTAATGGATACGATGGGTCCGGGTAAAAACTTTGAAAACGAAATACAAGCCATGGTAGAGCGGGATCTTCCTTTCGTTCAGGTAACTGATGGTCAAGGAAACGGTTACCTGATTAACAAAGAAACCGGTGATATTATGTTTGGTCCGTTTCCTGTAAGTGACACTGATACTGGCGGAGGCGGTGGTACAGGACCCGGAGGCGGTATGGCAGAGGGTGGGCCGGTTGTGCGTAATGTCGGAGAAGCTGAAGGCATTGCAGGGTTGTTTGAAGACATGATGGGTCCCGGTACAGTAGATGAAACAGAAAGAGTATATGAATACCCCGGAGGTACGATGACTGAGCGCGTATCCCGTGGTTCCTTTAATTTGAGGACAGGCTAATGGCAAATGGTGATAGACCCCCGGTTTCGTTGATAGACCGAGGTGCAACGGGACTAAACGACGAAGACCTAGAAGCCGTTGAAGTTGAGTCGATTGTAAATAATTTAGAATCTGAAGCTTTGCCTGAAGGCATTGAGATCATTACGGAAGACGATGGCGGCGTAACGTTGGACTTTGACCCGATGGTCAATCGGGAAAGGGAGGACGACTTTTACGCTAACTTGGCTGAATTCATGGATGATCGTGAATTAGGCAGCGTAGCCAACGACCTGATGGAACAGTATCAAGCTAATAAGTCTTCTCGTCACGACTGGGAAGAGGCTTACTCCAAGGGTTTAGAGCTGTTAGGTTTCAGTTACGAAGAAAGAACGCAGCCTTTTCGCGGAGCTACCGGGGTAACACACCCTCTTTTAGCTGAAGCAGCGGTTCAATTTCAAGCCCAAGCTTTCAACGAGCTACTGCCTGCAGACGGCCCTGTTAGAACTACGGTTATGGGAAGTCAAACCCACGCAAAAGAAGAGCAGGCGCAGCGGGTCCGGGACTTTATGAACTACTACATCACTAATGTGATGGAGGAATACACGCCAGAATTCGACCAAATGCTGTTTTATTTACCTTTGGCGGGTTCTACCTTCAAAAAAGTATACTTTGATGATGCTTTAGGGCGTCCAGTAAGCAAATTTGTGCCTGCTGAAAACTTGGTTGTGCCGTATGACGCCAATGATCTGGAAACCTGCCCGAATATTACCAACGTTGTGCGTATGTCACTTAATGATTTGCGAAAACAACAGGTAGCAGGGTTCTATCGGGACATACCGGTGCTTCCTTCACAGGCTCATTCAGACAGTTTGACCGATGAAGAGGACTATTTAAGCGGGATTCAACCATCAAACATTGAATATGACTGCACTTTACTGGAATGCCATGTTGATTTAGACCTTCCGGGGTACGAAGAGAAGGACGAAGACGACGAAGAGACCGGAATTAAGGTCCCCTACATTGTAACAATCAGTGAAGATAACGGTCAGGTGCTGTCTATCCGCCGTAATTACGGTGAAGATGACCCGTTAAAGGCTAAAACGCAGTATTTTGTCCACTATAAGTTCCTTCCGGGCTTTGGATTTTATGGAATGGGCTTAATTCACACCATTGGTGGCCTTTCTAGGACTGCAACTGCTGCGTTGAGGCAGTTAATTGATGCTGGAACCCTTTCTAACCTCCCAGCGGGCTTCAAAGCCCGTGGTTTGCGTATTAGGGACGATGATGACCCTCTACAGCCCGGAGAATTCAGGGACGTAGACGCCCCCGGAGGAGCTATCAGGGACAGTTTACTGCCTTTACCCTTCAAAGGGCCGGATAGCACGTTATTTCAGCTTTTAGGCTTCGTTGTAGACGCTGGACGGCGTTTTGCCACTATAACTGACATGAAAGTGGGTGATGGCAACCAGCAGGCTGCTGTCGGTACTACTTTAGCTATGCTTGAACAGGGAACTCGCGTAATGAGTGCGGTTCATAAGCGTATGCACTACGCCATGAGGGTAGAATTTAAGATTTTAGCCCGGGTAATGGCCGAAAGCCTGCCTCCTGTGTACCCTTATTCGGTTGCTGGAGCAGATCAACAGGTAAAAGCGCAAGACTTTGATGACCGTGTAGACGTTTTACCTGTATCCAATCCTAACATTTTCTCTCAAAGCCAGCGTATTACACTGGCTCAGACAGAACTTCAGCTTGCTATGCAGGCCCCCGAGCTGCACAACATGCCTGAAGTCTACCGTCGTGTGTACGATGCGATGGGAGTGCGGGATATTGATAAGATTCTGATTTCGGAAACGCCAGACGATATTCTTCCAAAAGATCCTTCCATGGAAAACATGGATGTCTTGGAAAATGGCGCACTTCGAGCTTTCAAAGGACAAAACCACCAAGCGCATATGATGACTCACTTGTTGTTTATGACGGGTGGGGTGGCTGCTCAAATGCCGCAAATTCAATTGAAACTAACCAAGCATTTGACAGAACATGTGCGGTTGCAGGCGGAGGAACAGGCGGAGCAAATGTATGCCCAGCAGAACCCCAACGCCGGTCAACAGGATTTGTCTCAAGACTTGCAGTTCCAAGCACTGGTTGCCCAGATGGAAGCACAAGGAACGCAGCAGTTGCGTGAAATGGGAATGCAGGTAGCTGGTCAACAACAAGGGGAACAGCAACAGCCTGATCCGTTAATCGCTTTGAAACAACAAGAGCTTCAGATCAAGCAAGCACAGGTCCAAGGCGATCTTCAAAAGGATCAAGCAGAGCTTGCTATGGATCAACAGCGTATGCAGAATAAAGCTTCTGAGTTCCAGCAGCGGTTGGCTAGTCAGGAACGCATGACTGATGCCAAGATTGATGCGGCACGGGAAAGAGAAATTTTACGACAAAGAGGTAAGCAATGAGCGCAGTTAAAATACACGGGGCACCAATAAAGGAACCACCTAAACCTGTAGCTAAAGCTATTATACAGGGACAAGGCAGTATTCCTTATCCTACGCCTAAAGAAGAAAAAACCCCTAACGTTAGCGAAGGCAAGATTTTTCGTGGTAAAAAACGAGGAATGGGTGCGGCAGAAAGAGGTAGTCGCTACATAAGCTGCTAATGTTTAACCTCTAGCATCGAATCAAATGAATGAAAGGCACAATACTAGCTTTCATGTTGATTACGGTTATAGAGGGCAATGTAGCGCAGGGTTCAGATCAAATGCTGTTTCGGGACATACATCGTTGCCAACAGTTCGCTTACTGGATAGAACACAATTGCCGAGATGTTCGTTGTAGAGGCGGCATCAAGCAACACAACATAACAGCTTACTGTAAACCCGTTATGGCGGCAGCTAATCAAAAATTCTGGGATTAAACATGAGCGTATACAGCGGTTTATTTTACATTCACGAACAAAAACGGTTTGCTCGATGGGAAGAATACATCGAATTTTATCGTCAACAACGGTTAAAAGATAATGGCTAAAAAGTTACAACACGATTCAGTGTGGGCTAAATATGACATCGACAACGATGGCACCGTTAGTGATGAAGAGCTTGAACGCGCCACTCAAATGCTTGAGCTTGATTTACGAGAAGAAAAGCAAGACTCTCAGCGTCGAATAGCTTGGGTCGCTATGTCTTCTATGGTGTTATATTCACTATTACCGCTATTACCTTTTGTCCCAGAAGCTCGTCTATCAACCTTGTCTTCACTGAGTGATATGCTGTTCCTTAGTCAAGCCAGCATAATAGGTCTTTACTTCGGCGCAACGGCCTATATGTCGCGTAAACCGTAGAGGTTTACCATGATTATAGAATCAGTCGCCGCCGCCGGTGCAATCCTTAGCACCATCAGCACCGCTATTAACAAATTGAACGAGGTTGGAGATGGGGCCAGCAAAGCAGTTGAATTAATGCAGGGTTTTTCTGATGCGCTTGATTCTTTTGAGCGTGATAAGAAAGACTCGGTTATTAACAATCTTAGCTCACAGGAGCTTTTAAAATTGGAATCAATTAAACACAGAAGAGATCAGTGGGAAAAGTCGCTTCACGATATGTTGGTAATCCATGATCCAGCCTTATTGCAGCGTTGGGATGAAGCTAAGGCAAGGCAAAAAGCCAACCATAAACGACAGATGGAAGCGATTAAAGCGAGGGCCGCTGCTAGAAAGAAAATGATTAGGCAGATATGGTTAATTATGGGGGTAACCGCTATAGGGTTACTTTGTGCGTTTATATTAATTGGAGGGATCATACTGATTTTTAAATAATGGGTTTTAAATTAAGTGCAGGATTAGGGTTGGCTTTACTACTTTTAGCAGGGTCATTTAAAATGTATTACGATAAGACTCAAGCTGAAATAGAGTCCTTTCATTTGCAACTTGAACGGTCCATTCAAAATCAAAAGATGCTTGAAGGCACCATTGAGCAACAGAACGAAAACTTGAAACAAACCGTTGAGAACCATGAACTTATGATTTCTCAAGTCGAAAGGTTGCAGAAAGAAAACATGATGGCTCAGAATGAGGTAACCGATATCAGAAAAAAGTTCTCACGGCATTCCATGGATGTATTGTCCATCAGGAAGCCAAAGTTGATAGAGAATATTATCAATCGCGGTACGAAGTCAGTACTCGATGACCTTAAAACAATCACCGATCCGTATCAATTTGATGAAGTTAAGCTTACTACTGATACTGCTGTTAATTAGCGGTTGCTCTATTTTTGGCTCAAGTCGGGATATTCCTGAAGTTAAGCCTGTGGAAGTAGTAACCGTTGTTAAGAAAGCACCTACATACCATCCCCCCTTGCCTAATGAAATAGATCCTGTGCCGGTAGAGTGGACCGTGTTAAACCCAGAACTTATGCAAGAGTATTTAGATGATTTAAACGAAGGTAATGCGCCCACTAACGTCTGGTATGCACTAACTACTAAAGGTTACGAAAACCTTTCTACTAACATGGCTGATGTAAAAAGATATTTGAGACAGGTGTTGAGTATTTTAAAATATTACAAAGAACTGGATGAAAAGGAGCCGGAAACTAATGAGTGAGCAGTTAAGAGAAATGCTTAGAAGACACGAAGGTGTTAAAAACTTTGTGTATCTATGTAGTGAAGGTTACGAAACAATAGGCGTAGGCCGAAATATCGCAGACTCTGGCTTGGGTCTTTCTGATGACGAAGTAGACTATCTGTTAGATAACGACATCAAACGTGTAAAAGACGAGCTTAGTGACGAGTATTATTGGTTTGGTGGACTTAATGAAGCAAGGCAACACGCCATGATAGACCTTTCCTTTAATCTTGGTCAGACCAGATTAAGGGGTTTTAAAAAGGCTCTTGATGCTATGGCTACTGAAGACTTTGATAGAGCTGCCGATGAGTTTATGGACAGTAGGTGGGCAGAACAAGTAAAGGGTCGCGCACCAGAAGTTACCGAAATGATACGCACAGGACAATACCCTTAATTATGTATAAGATGTGGTAAGATTGTATTCGATGATGTAATATCTTTCTGCATGAGTGAAATCGATGTAGTTCAGTACACGCAAAAGGTCATTCGTGAGCGACAATCGCAAATAAATGACGTGTTGATCGGAGGCTCTGTTAAAAATATGGAACAATACCGAGAGTGCATGGGTGAACTACGCGCCTTAGAATATGTTTTGGGAGAAATCTCAAGAATGTTAGAAAATCAGGAATTAATAGATGGCTGAAGCTTCAGAAGAAAAATCCGGTATTTTAGACGACTGTTATGTTGCTCCAGAAGACCGCGTGTTAGACCCTTCCCTTATTGATTCATCTGCAATAGATAGACTTCCCCAACCCACTGGTTGGCGTCTTCTAATCTTACCCTTTAGACCA